CCTATGTCCCCGCAGGGCTGGTCATGGGTACAATTCGGTATCGTTTCGGTGGGCGTGTACTACCGCTATCGGATACTTCGGAACAAGTTCCAGGTATTCCCGGTTCCCCCGGTCGGCGAAACGATTAACTTTTACTATATTTCTCGCGACTGGGTTTATGACCCAGTAGCCGATGTGTATAAGGACAAGGTGGAAAATGACCTTGACGAGCCAATATTTGACCAGTACCTGATGGTCTGCGGCTGCAAGTTCAAGCTGTGGAATGCAAAGGGCATGGATGCTACGGACCTAGGCAACCAACTCGCGTTCATGGTGGAGGCGGAAAAGGCGCAATCGGGCGGAGCTCCGGTCATCTCTTTGGACTCCCGGTGGGATTACCTTTACATATCTGGCCAAAATGTGCCGGACGGTAGCTGGAACGTATAATGTACGGTCTCAGACAGCCCAAACCGCAAGTCAGTCAGGCCCATTCCATGCCCGCCCCTGTGGGCGGAATCAACGATCTGGACGGACTGGCCGTGATGGGCGAGCAGTTCATGATCGACTGCATGAATTTCTTCCCAGACACCGGCTCACTTAACGTTCGACTTGGTTATCGCGAACACATTACTGGTCTAAACCTCCCGGTCAAGACCATAATGGAGTACCATGCCCTAAATGGCAACTTCCAAGTCTATGCGGCGACTGACGCTGGCATCTATTTCATCAACCCATCTGCTGATGCTCCGGCTCCGGTCAAAGCTTCGACCAACGGACAGTATGAGTATGTCAATTACTCAACGCCCGCTGCTCACTATCTGGTCGCTGTAAACGGTCAACAGTCCGTCCTGTGGAATGGCACGGCATGGATTGACTTTACGCTAGTCGCTACGCCAGTTGCCCCCGGCGAAATCAAAGGTGTCAATCCGAACCTGTTTACCAGCGTGCTGGTGCATAAGGGCCGCCTGTGGTTCACCACGGCCGGTTCGATGACTGCATGGTACCTACCGATCGATTCGGTGGGCGGTGAGGCTAAGCCATTCTTCCTTGGTAGCCTGTTTAAGCGTGGCGGCCGGTTGAGTACTCTCGAACGTTGGTCGGTTGACACTGGCGAAGGTTTGGACGACCGCATCCTGTTTATCACGACAGCGGGCGAAATCGCCTCCTATTCCGGTGATGATCCATCTAACGCCGCCGACTGGCAACTAGATTCCACCTATTTTGTCGGAGCTCCGCTCGGGCCTCGCGCCACAGCTGATTATGGTGGCGATGTTATCATGCTGACCCGGCGTGGTCTGTTGCCGCTCTCCACTTTGGTGCAGGGTTCCATCGATCAGGTCATGTACTCCAATGTGCTGACTCGGCGAATTTCCCGCACGGTTAATCAGCTTACGCGCCCCACGACTCAACCATACCCGGTTGAAGTCAACTTCCATCCGAACTTGACGGCTGTAATCATAAACATCTACGACTGGATTAACGATAGGAAGATTCAGCTCGTGATGAATGCTCTCACCGGGGCATGGGGCAAATGGGATTGGCCGGTCCGCACAATCAAGAGCGTAGATCGAACGATCTATATGGGTACGGATGATGGCCGGGTGCTGCTCGTTGCTGGCACCATCGATAACGTGCTGAGAGACGGTACCGGTGGCGACCCGATTGAAAGCTATGTGTTCGGCGCTTATTCGTATCTAGGCGATAACACATCCAACAAGCACGCCAAATTCATGCGACCGACCTTCCAAACGGAGGTAAAGCCGTCGTTCGTGATGCGTGCGCTCCCGGACTTCCGGCTCGACCCGTTCCTGCAGCAGCCCGCGCCAAGTTTGGCTAAGGGTAACGCCAAATGGGACCTGTCCTTCTGGGACCAGACCAATTGGGCTGGTCTAGAGCAGGTTTACCGGCCATGGGTATCGGCGAATGTCCTGGGATATGCGCTGGCGTGGCAACTTCGGGTGTCTACTTCTACTCTTTTGGCCATCGCGTCGGTCCAATGGGTCTATGAGCCCGGGGGCTTAGTATGAGTCGCTGGATTAGCACGCATGATGAACTTATTCCGCTCTACACGGAATTGACTGATTACGTGCCTCATCTCCCCGATCCTCGTGTTATCTTTGAATTCGAGGATGGAATACCGATTGCAGCAGCCGCGTATGATGACTATACGGTCGTCTCTATCAATTTTCATATCTGGATTGCGAAGGGTCGTAGGCCGTCCCGCGTCTGGTGGTGGGCAGTTCATGACTATCCCTTTAATCAGTTAGGAGTAAAGCAGGGGTTTGGCATGGCGAGGGAAACAAATCGCAATGTAATCCGCGCAGCGGAAACGGGTGGTTGGGAATTGATTGCTCGCCTTCCAGATCATTATAGGGACGGCGATACGCTGATCTTTAGACTTACCCCTGAAACAGCTAAGCACTGGCAACGCTATCGTAGTGGAGCTACCCCTCCTCCTACGTATGGTAAGAGATACGACTTGGTGAGGACATAGCCATGGGCCCCAGCGGCGGTTCGACTCCCCCTCCTGATTACGCTGCTCTTGCTCGCCAGCAGGCGGACATAGACAAGCAGGCGAACCAGCAGAACACTATTGCCAATCGGCCTACCCAAATTGGTTTTTTGGGTAGCGTTAACTGGGCCCTTGATCCCACTACCGGAAGGTGGATTCAAAAGGAAACTTTAGACCCGCGCATCAAAGCCATTCAAGACCAGGCTATTGCGCAGCAGGGTCAGCAGATGGGCCAGCTTTCCAAGCTGAATACCCGCGATCCATTTAAAACTGTTTCCGGTGCTACGGAGTACGATTCGAAGACTGGGGATGCTTATTCCAAGATGTTTACCCAAAACCTGCTGGCGCGGGTTACTCCCCAGCAGCAAATCGACAAGCAGCAGATGGAAACAAAGCTTCGGCTACAGGGCCTAGTTCCCGGTAGCGAGGCTTACAACCGTGCATACCAGAATCTGCTGACGTCGCAAGGAGACGTTAACGCTAAGGCCCAGCTGGAAGGCATGTTAGCTGGCGGCGCGGAAGCTCGCGCTAATTATCAGACTCAGATGCAGGGCCAACAGCAAAGGAATGCACAATCCTTGCAGGAATATATGATGCCGTATCAAACGGCGGGCCAGATGCAAGACCTTACGGCCGGTTCGTGGGGCGCATATATGCCGAGTTATCAAGGCTATGGTACGTCTCAAGGAGCGCCGGGCGCGGATATGATGGGTGCTGCACAGAGCCAGTATGCTGCTCAGGTTCAGCAGGCAACTGACCGTGCTGCGCGCCGTCAGGCACAGGGTTCAGGTTGGGGGGCCCTTGCTGGTGCTGCAGTTGGCAGTATTTGGGGCCAGCCGCAAGCAGGCGCTGCCGTTGGTGGCGCAGCAGGCGGGTATCTGTATTCAGATGCTGACCTCAAGGATCACATCACCGTCATTCCGGACGAGGACGCGTACAACGCGATGCAGCGGATTCAGCCCCATTCCTTCGTGTGGCCAAGCGGGCAACGTGCCGCTGGCCTGATTGCTCAGGAAGTGGCCAAAGAGTTCCCACATCTGGTCCGTTCGGGAGACCAAGGGTACTTGATGGTGGACTACGAAGCGTTTACCGCCCTTCTTCTGGGCGCTTTCCGCCATCTAGCGAAGGAGAAGGCAAATGGCCGGTAAAGAAGGCTTCATCTCAGGTGCCGGGAAATGGGGCTCCAACTACGCCGTGCGTAAGGGCAAGATTTACGACGAGGCCGGTGTAGAGGTATCTCCGGCATACGTTGCTAATGACGCTAAGCGGGCTGCTAAACAGGCCATAGGAAATGCCGAAACCTCCAGGGGTTTTGCCCCTGCCGTGGAAGCTGCGGCTCACGCTAATCAGGGCCTTATGGCCGGTGCTCAAAACGCCGACTACGCTATCCGTAAGGCTAAAGGCCTTCCCATCAGTGCAGCGGCAAAGGCCCGGGCGCTCAAGCGCGCGGAATACAACGTAGCAGAAAAAGTCCTTAAGTCTAAGGGCAAATAAGGATAGGCCGCCATGAAATATACCGGCCCAGTGGGAACTATTCGCGATCAGTCAGAAGGCCCTGACCTAGAGCGGCGATATGCAGATTATGCGGCTGCTCAGCAACAATCCCGCGCAGGCGCTTTGCGCCGTATGAGTCTGGACTTTATGCTACCCGGCAATCGGCAGCCTAATGTGGGCGGTATGTTTAAGCCTACAGCGGCTACCGGTTTTCAGCTCGCTAGCAATAAGCCCATACCTCAACAGACGAATGTGGGTAGGCAATTGTCCTCTTTGCCTATTGTCCCGCCTAATTTTGGTAATCTTAATAATTGGACACCTCCCCCTACTTTGCCGGGGAATCAGATGTTCCAGAATGTACCGAATCAGGGCATGGGCTTCTTGATTCCGTCTAATAGGCCGCCGCAAGCGCCACCGCCACCGCCGCAATTGCCGCCGCAAGCGACACCGCCACCGCCAATCA